GGCGAGTACGAGCTTTTTCGGTGTCTTCACCGCAACGGAAATAGCCTGTACTGTTGCGAGGAGAGGGGGACCAGCCGCTAGCACAGCGGCGACCGCAGCAATTTCAGCCCCGCTCATTAAAGAGTCCTTTTGGGCCTTTTGCTGAGCTTGCTCCGACATGTTTCCTCCCCTTACTATTCCTTTCGGGTGGTTGGGTGATCGAGCCCCCACCGGTTGAGTTCCGACTCCCGGTGGGGGCTTGGTTTTTTACTTGCCCTTCCCGGCACCCTGACTGCCGGAAGCACCCTTTGCCGCAGCAGCCTTCTGCTGGACCATCTGCGCAGCCTTATTGATCTTCGCCCCGGTCTTCGCCAGCGCCGCCTTGCCCTGCGTGTTCGCCATACCCCTGGCCACACCCGCCTGAGGCCCGCCCTGAGCCGCCATCTGCTTCTGAGCGTCCAGACCCACCTTCTTGGTCTGGAGTTCCAGATCCATCCGCTGGTCGATGCGCTCTTCCAGCTGGGAGAACTCCTTGTTGACTTCCTCCATGGGCATGTCCAGATACGTGCCCATCATCTTGGTCAGCTCGGTCATGAACGCCTGTGGCACCCGCAACTCGGTGGGGGTCGTGCCGAAGCCCAGCAGGAGGGCCTTCACAGTCTCCAGGTCGCCCTCCGACAGCGGCCCGAACTCGAAGTTCGGGCAGACACCATTCGGCCCGAAGTTGTACATGACCAGGTCCGCGATCACGTAGTTCGTGATGGACTCGGCCAGCTCCTTCGCGGTGCCGGTGAGCGACTGGAGAAAGAAGTCGGATTGGTCTTTGGACAGGGCGTACGAGCCGCCGGGACTGTCGGGGAGGTTGGTGAACCCGGCGAGCACGGAGGCGGCCATCTGGTTGTCCAGGTAGTCGATGAACTCCTTGAAGAGCCCGGCCGCAGCCGTACCCAGCTCCAGGGTTTCGACCTTCACCTCAGACGACGTCCCCAGGACGCCGCCGTTCTTCACATACCGCAGGGCCTTCGCGTACTGCTTCGCGCGGGTCTCGTCCTCCGCCTGAACGATGTACCTCCCCGTGGCGTTCGCCTCAAGGAACGTCGCCCACAGGAACAGCACCTTCTGCTTCTTGTCGTGCAGCCAGTAGATCAACTCCATGTCGGAGTGGCCGCGCGCCGCGTTGATGTGCTGGTTGTTGAGGTGGACCCACGAGTACTGGGCAGGGATGTCGATCCAGATGTTCGGCCACACCTCGCCGCCCACGGACACCGGGCGCTGCCGGAAACCCCTGAACGCCCCCGTCTTGGGGTCACGGGCAATGGCCGTGGTCGGGGAGGGACGGAACGCCAGCCGGTCGTAGACGATCTTCCCGTCCCGTTCCGTGAAAACCTTCTCGAAGCACGCCTTGCGGTAGGTGCGGGCAGACAGAGCCTGCGCAATGAGCAGGCGCATAGGCGTCTTCATGCCGCCCTGGTTCGCGGGCTTGGTCAGAGCGTCCTGAATGAAGGCGGCCTCTCCCGAGTCGCCCGAACCAGGGATGATCTTCCACGGGGCGGACCTGATTGGCAGGGTAAGAACCGACTGGATGGTGCGGGCCTTGCCGTCTCGGCCCAGCATCTCGTCGAAGGACAGAGACTCGAATTCGTTCTCATCCAGGAGAATGCGTCCGGGGACACCGGACCAGGATGCGGCCCAGGAGTCCGAGGTGGTGTAGAGGCTGCCTTCCTCCGCCTCCAGAGCAACTTCCGGAGCCCCCTTGGCCGTAGGGGTGAGCGGTGTGCCCGGGTACTCCGGGACATAGTTGGAAGGCGAGATTTCTCCCGCGTCTGGCAGAGCTGTTCTGCCTAAATCATCCGGCACGGTACTCCCCTACTCTGCGCATCCCGTCAGCTTATGCTAACATTCAGCATTTTTGCCCTACCAGCCTGAGAGTTCCATATCCGATTCGGTATCCCAGGTTTCCACCACGGCCTCCGCAGCCGGGTCGTTGTTGTACGGATACTTTTCTTCGGACGCTTTCCATTCGTGGTCCTTGGGCTGTTCCACAGGCGTGGGGCCGTACGTCATCCAATAGGCGTGGATGATGGCGTCAGCCCGGTCGGTGGACCTGCCGAGCCGGGTCTTGATGTCCTCTTTCTTTTCGATCTTGTACTTCGGGGTGCCTGGCTGTGTGTCGAACTTCGGGCACGTCAGCTCTGCCAGCAGTTTGTCGTCCCGGGGGAACGCGATCGTCGCGCCGCCCCTGCGGGCAGGGTTCAACAGCTCCCGCAGATTCCACCAGGCCGCCGCACGGTCGTTGATGAACGACATCTTGCCGGTGGTGTCCTTGCGGCCGGAGTTGGCTGCCGCGATGAACGCATACGTGTCCTGACTGTCCCGGCGCAGCTTGGCCACCACACCCGAACCCACACCGATGCCGTCCACGATGTACTTGGCATTCGTCGGGGCACCGTGCAGGGCCGCGATCTGCTGGAGGTCGTCCGCCGTGGTCAACGGATCCTTGGAGGGGAACGCCCGCATCTCGCGGACCACATCACCCTGCCGGATCGCGGCGACCGTCTCGTCCTCACCGCCGTCGGAGATATCCGCACCGATGACGATCTCACCAGGCTGCTGGGCACGGGGTTCGACCAGGCAGACAGGCTCGTCGGTGTCCGGGTCGATGATGTACGTACCGTCCCGCCACTGCTCCCACCGGGCCATAGCCGCTTCCGCCCAGGCCAGCGGAATAACGCCCTCAGATGATGTTTCCGGGAACACAGCGCGTACCTTGGACCGGAACAGGGAGGATTCCTTGCCCCAGCCGATCATCGATTCGTACACCCAGGTCGGGCCGACCAGCGTCTTCTGGAGGGTCGGGGAGACTTCCTCGGTGGAGAACGGGATGCCCTCTTCCTGCATGTACTCGACGAGTTTCGGGTAGCGGGAGCAGGCTTCCTCGGTCATCAGCGGGGACCGCAGGGCGTCGATGCGGATCTTGTTCCACTTCTCGCCGAGCGGGTTTTCCGGAGAGCACACCTGCCGGAAGTGGCTGCCGGGGTCGGTCGGGTTCCCGATGGCCAGCACCCGTGACGCCTCGTTGGTGACGAGAGAGTCCACGGCGTCCCAGATGGACCGGTCGACACCGCAGGCTTCGTCGATGACGACGAGGATCTGCTCAGCGTGGAACCCCTGGAAGGCGGAGTCTTCCTTGTCCGGCGGCTTCTGGCCGATGCCGACCAGTTCGCCGTTGATTTTCCAGGACGGTATCGGGGAAGACAGTATCTGGCCTGGTAGTGAAAACCCGCGTTCCTTGGCCAGGTTGTGGGCGCGTTGGATGTAGCGCCAGAGGATGGAAGCCACCTGCCGGGCTGTGGGTGCCGTGGTGACCAGGAAGACCTGGTCCATGGGGATGGTGGCAATCCACCAAGCGGACAAACGGGACGCGAGGTGCGATTTGCCTGCGGCGTGACAGGACTGGACGGCTGTGAATCGGTGGTCCCGAACGCTCTCGCAGATCTCCCGCTGCATGGACCACATGTCTTCACCGAGAACATCGTTGACCCAGTTGGCCGCGTTCCGGTGAGAGTCCTTTTTCGCTTGTAACTCATACAGCGTGGCTAATCGGTCGGCCCATGCGTTCTGCGCCACGCCATCCTCTTTCTTCCATTCCCTATGCCGGTGTGATCATTGTACGGAAAAGTCAAGAGATAGCCGAGGGCCAGACACGACGGAACCCCCGGAGGCGACCACCGGGGGTTCCGTCAACAATGCGTTGGTTGGGTGATCCTCTTCACATTAAGGCGTCCAATTGCCGCCCAACCCCCCAGAGCTACAGCCCTGAAGTTTCGCTACAGCTAGCCTAGCACTCCGGTGCTTCCGGTAAGGCTGCGATGTCTTCCATGGTGTGCATCTGCATCCTGATCCGCTCCTCCGACCGAAACCGTGCCCGGAGCGCCCGGTCCGCCAGCTCCTCCTTGAGGGACGCCCGCGCTGCGAGGGAACGGGCCTGCCCGTTGAAGAAGCTGGCCACCCCCTCCATCACCAGGCCGATGGCGTTGAACAGGTCGATGAACATCGTGGTCACGGTCCACCGCAGGGCCCCGCCTTCCTGCTCCTCGGGAACCAGGAAGTGCAGAATCTCCGACGGAACGCTCTGGGCATCCTCGGACTCGTGGGCTTCGTCAGACATGGGCGTTGCTCCCTTCACAGGATGACGAGGTCGGACCAGCCGTCCGGACCTACGGAGAACACGAGCAGACCTGCGCGGGAGTCGTCGCCGGACCAGTTGGAGTACCAGGACGAGCCGTTGTCCAGGGCCGGGGCCTGCACCCAGAGCTTCCCGGAGCCCACCTCTTCGGCACGGAAGTGGTGGAAGTGGCCGGTCAGGAGGATCCGCGCGGCAGCAACGGGCTGCTCTCCGAAGGTCTGACCGCGCCACCAGTCCACGACCTTCGACGGGTTGCGGACCTGGTGCCCGTGGGAGAGACCCACGACGGTTCCGGCCACGTCTACGCTCACGGTCTCCTGCCAGGTCTCCGGCAGGATGAACTTCACATGCCCGAACGCGCCTTCGTTGACCGCGAAGGCGTCGGCGACCTGCTGCATCGTCTCGATGCCCCAGTCGTCGGTGGGCGGGCCGACCATCTTGCCGTTGACCCGGTGCTGCGCGTGATTGGAGGCGCACACGGCGGCCGTGACGGAGTCGAACTGCCGAGCCAGCCGCTTGAGTCCGTCAAAGGTCAAGCGCCTGTGCAGGCGGACCATCTCGGTCATCGTCAGATCGTTGGTGCCGATCTGCGCGGCCACGTTCTGCTGGCCTTCGACGCAGTCTCCGGCGTCCATCCAGTAGGCGGAGTCCACGGGGCGCCCGACGGCTTGGAGGTCCCTGATGTGGTCCTGGAGCCGGTCGAACTTCTCCGCGGCGGTCGACCTTGCCGGTCTGCGGGTCCGAGTAGGCGACAACGAGGCCCCGTGACGGGGCTACAGGGGCCCTGCGGCTGCGTTTGACGCGCATGGCGTCCCGAACCATCGTCGCTATGTCCTCGGCGCCGTAACCGGCCAGGGAGGACGGCGCTACCCGGAACTTCAGCCGCCAGACAGGCCGGGTGACCGCGTCTTCGCCTTCGGCATCACGATGCCAGGCGGCGGGGTCGTGCTTGGCTTCGGTCAGCTGGACTTCCCAGCCGTTCGGGACGCTCAGCCCGAGTTCTTCGACGGCAGCCTTCCAGGCGTTCGGGTCCTGGGGACCTGTCGCGGTAGGGGCTGTGACGACGGTCATCGCACCGTCGGATCCGAAGGCGACCCCGGGCTGCCATTCCCGGCCCACGGGGGAGGTCGGTGTGCGCCCGGCGCGAGAGGAACCGGCTTGCTCCGGGGGGAGGTTCAGCAGGGCTTCCAGGTCGCTGGAAAGGCCCCGGCTCACTCAGTGCCCTTGGGGCAGCGGCAGCCTGAAGCGGTGCCGCGTTTGCGGTGCCTCAGGAGTGTCTTGTCGGTGATGGCGTGCCCGTTGCGGGTGAGGGCGGCGGCGATGACGGATCCGGGGATCTCGGGGTTGTCCAGAACCCTGCACAGGTGCTCGCGGTCTTCGTCTGTGATCTGGCCCAGGATGCGTGCGACGGTGCACTGGGGGCCGGGATAGGTGCCGCGTCGGGATTCGACGTTCACCAGGTCGTCTTTGAGACTCATGGGTCCCCTACAGCGCTACAGGGTCCGGTTTAAGTGGACCGATTGTTTCCGGTGATCTAAACGGTAGCTTACGAAACATGTTTACGGGAGCCTGCAACGAACGCTGCAAATGGCACATTACTGAAGGGGCCGTGTTAGAGGGTAGATTGAACGGCCATTGACACATGCCGTATGCTGCATTCCGCCTTGTCGTCACACTGACTACAAGGCCCCAACTCGCCCCAGGGGGACCTGTAATGTCCGAGCAGTACCCGACCCAGCCGCCCTATCACACTCCGCAGTACGCACCGCCGCAGCCGCCGAAGAAGAAGAGCAAGAAGTGGCTGTACATCGGTATCGGGGCTGCCGTCTTCATCACCATCATCGTGGCGGCGTCGTCCAACGGAGGCGAGGACACCGACAAGCCGTCTGCCTCTTCCGCCCAGCCCGCCCAGTCCGCTGCGGGTAAGAGTGAGGCCACCAAGCCCAAGGCGAAGGCGCCCGAGGCGTCCACGGTGGACCAGTTCAAGGCGTTCGTGAGCAAGCACGGCACGGCAACCGAAAAGGCTGCTTCCAAGCACGTCACCAAGATCCAGGGCGCCGACAACAAGAACGACATCCTGGACGCGCCGGAGGTCTACACCGACTACTCCGGTGATCTGATGAGCGAGGACGCCGCCAGCGGCAAGCTGATCGCTTCCTCCTTCGCGGACTGGCAGGCCAGCCGGGGCAAGGACTCCAAGAACGGCCTGGTCACGGTGTACAACAAGACGGGCGAGCTGCTGAGCAACGGCAACTACTAGACCGCAGACAAAGAAGGGGCGGAAGTCATCTGACTTCCGCCCCTCGGTGTTTCCTCGATCAGTACGTACGACGGCGTACAAGGGAACCGCCTTTCAGTCAGGTCAGATCACGGGGGGTGTGTAATCGGGGTCCTGCCAGTCCTTGTTGTGCACGATCTTCTGAATCGTGCGCAGGCTCACGCCGTACTTCTTGGCCAGGGCGCGTTGTGAGGGGCGCAACGTGACGTCTTCAACGCTGTAGTCCTGGCGGATGCCGTCCACCTGGGACTTTGTGAGCACGTGATGAGTGTGCTTCTCCCCCTGATGGGTGGGATGCCGGTCCTTTCCGCGTGCCGCGCGGACCTCATGGAGGGTGCCCCACTTCAGATTGTCGGCGTGATTGTTGAACGCGTCGCCGTCGATGTTCACGGCAACATGGTCCGGCGACGGCGGGGGGCCGTGGAAAGTTGTGCAGACCAGGGTCTTTACCGCGTACGAGCGCCGTACACCGTTGAGGGTGATCTTCACCCGGGCATAGCCCCCTGAGTTGACAATGGTCACCCACTGGCCCGAAGGGGCTTGGATCCTGCCGTCGCGGGTGATTTTGTAGCCGGGCAGGTCCACGAGGCGTCTCCTAGTCACGTGCTGTTCGCTTTGATATATCTACCCTAGCAGTAAGGGGCGGAGTGACACAACACCCCGCCCCCAACCGCCTACTTCACCTTAACGATCGTCGTATCCGCTACAGACCCGTCGGCGTTGATCGGCATCGGCCCGAGCCACTTCACCTTGCGCTCCGTGCGCCCCGGACCGTACCGGTAGGTGTGGAAGTGCGCCCGCCTCCAGTGAGGCCGTGGAGACTTCCTGGAGCCCTGTTCACCCTTCGGGCCGCGCGGCTCCACCTCATCCCCCTCCCAGCCCTCCAGAGAGGCCAGGACGGGCCCGGAATGGTAGCCCACCAGGTACCGGTCCACCTTCCCGCCGCCCTGCTTACGGTCCCACTTGTTGCGCCTCGGAGGGGCCGGGGCCGTGAACGGCTTCGGCTTCGACTCCAGGTTCTGAGACACCAGATACAGCATGTGAGGGATCAGCACATGCAGCAGATCGGACATGTACCGCCGTTGCGCGCCTCCCGTCTGGCCCTTGATCATCGGATCCCACGCGAACCGGTCCAGCCCCTGCGTGATCAGCTCCCCTACCGTGGCGTCCGCCCCGGTGATCGGCAGCGTGATGCGGCAGTAGTCCCAGTCGATGACTTCCTTGTGATCGTCCGACAGAACCTCTGACACGGTCGTCAGGTGGAAGGAATTCGCACGGTCGTCCTGGGTGTCCACGTACTGCTGACGGCC